CAGGTGCCTACCTATTTAATGAACCAAACGAAAGATTTAATTTCGAAGAAAATTTAGAGGAAGAAAATAAAATGAAGGCCGAGAGAACTGCGGGTGAAAATTCAAACAAATCACTTGACTTAATGAAGAAATTAAACGATTATTTGAAGTACTAAAATTAATGAATATGGACGAAAAATATTTTGTAGCAAAAATTACAACAGACATGCCTGACCCAGAGACAGGTAAAATTAAAAAACTAAGACAAGAAAAATTAGTTAAAGGTTTTAGCCCAACCGATGTTGAGGCGAAGGTAACTAAAGTTTTTGAAAGTTACTCTGAAGATTGGAGAATTACGGCAATTGTCGAAAGTAAAATTGATGAAGTAATTGAATAAGAGGTAAAAATTAGTTTTTAGAAAAAGGGACATTTTGTCCCTTTTTTTATTGCCAAAATCAAAAAAAAAGTGTTTTTTAATAAAGCCATATATTTATTAAAAAAAAGTATAAATGGCTGAAAAAAATTTAGTTGAAGAAACGTTAATCCAAATTCAGAATTTGGAGGAAGTTATCAATGAGAACGCAAAAGAAATACTTGCATCAACAATGAAGCAAGAAATTAGCGAACTAGTAAAAGAGTCTATGAAAAATGAGACTAACGAAGAATCTGAAGAAACCAATCAAGAAGTAGCCGAAGCCGAAGAAGATGAATTCGAAATGGAGGACTCTGAAGAGGAAGAAGGTGAAGAATCTGAAGAAGAAGACACTGAAGAAGATGAATTCGAAATGGAGGACTCTGAAGAAGATGACGAAGAATCTGAAGATATGTTTATGGGTTTTGAAGATGATGAAACCGATTTTGATTCTGACGAAGACACAGTTAATTTGGTCGGTGAACCTGATTCGGCAGTTTTAGATGTATTCCTAAAGGCAGGACCTGACGATGAATTCATCGTTCAAAAAGACGGAGATTATCTCCATATTACTGACTCCGAAGCCGATAGAGAATATTTGGTTAAAACTGAAGGTGAAGAAGCTGAATACGAGTACGAACTTGAGGAGTCAGAAGACAATGACGAAGAAGGTGAACTCGAAGAAGGTAACGAAGAATTAGTTTATGAATTGGAACTAGAAGAGTCAGAAGACAATGACGAAGAGGGAGAACTTGAAGAAAGCGAAGAATCTGAATACGAGTATGAACTTGAGGAAGATGAAAACACTGAATTTGAGTTTGAACTTGAGGAAGACTCTGATGGATATCCTGAAGAGGACAACGAAGGTTACAATTACATGTCAGAATCAAAGAAAATGAAAAAGAAAATGGAAACCAAAGAGGGTATGAAACCAAAGGTTGGTAAGGGTGCAAAACTTGGCTCCGCTAAAAAATTCTCATATAAAAAGTCTGCGGGCGGATTTAAAGAGGATATGAAGCATGCTAATCCTAAAAAAGGTACAGGTAAACCAAAATTTGAATTCAAAGAAGGAGAAAAAATGGAAATGATGCCTAAGAAGGAAACTAAAGAGGCTTCACGTACTTACGGGACAGGTTGGAGAAAAGGAGCACTTCCAAAAGGAGCTAGAACTGGTTCAAAAAAAGCAAGACAAGACGAATCAGTTATGGACGAAGTTCAAATGCTCAGAACTAAAAATGAGGAGTACAGAAAGGCACTTAATTTATTTAGAGATAAATTAAATGAAGTGGCAATCTTCAACTCAAATTTGGCTTATGCCACAAGACTCTTTACCGAACACTCAACTTCTAAGCATGAAAAAATTAACATTCTTAGAAGATTTGATTCGGCAGAAACTCTCAAGGAATCAAAGGCATTATATAAAACAATTAAAGATGAACTTTCACAAGGCACAAAAGCGACACCAATTACTGAATCTATTGAAAGAGTAATTGACCGTGAACCACAATCAGGTTCAGCAATTAACTTGATTGAATCTAAGACATATGAGAATCCTCAGTTCCTTAGAATGAAAGACATCATGAGTAAAATTGCAAAATAAATAATAAAAATAAAAACCAAAATAAAAAATGGGAGCATTATTAGAATCAGGTCTCGTTGGTAACATAGGTCTTAAGCACCTTAAAGTTATCAAGGAAGATACTATCAACAAATGGGACAAATTAGGGTTCCTTGAAGGCCTTCGTGGTCACCTAAAAGAGAACGTAGCTCAGTTATATGAAAACCAAGCTTCATTCTTAATTAACGAAGCGGCGTCTACTGCAGATTCAGGTTCATTTGAAACTGTCGTATTCCCAATCATTCGTCGTGTATTCTCTAAACTTTTAGCTAATGAAATCGTATCAGTACAAGCTATGAACCTTCCTATCGGTAAGTTGTTCTACTTTGTACCGCGCATTCAAGGTTATACTGGAAATACTCCAGTTGCTATTGCTCAAGGTAATGATAATGACCACTACGCTCCATTTGGAGCACCTGGTAGTAACCAAACCGCTATCGGTGATGGTTATCCACCAAATGCAAATGCATTCTCTAAGAACCTTTATGATGCATTTTATGAAGGTAACGAGCCAGGTTTAAATCCTCCAGGTTTGTTCGACTACTCTAAGGGTGCATTCACTTGGTTGTCGGCAATTACAAACACAGTTATTTGGAGTAGCGGTAATTTAATACTTTCAGGTTACCCTGCTGGCGAATATCGTAAAATTTTAATTGCATTGTCAGGTTTCTCTAACTCAGGTGCTGGTAAACTTATCGGTCCTGACGGACAAGAAATGGATACTGAGGCATTCCTTTCAGACCTTACAATTCTTCCATCACAAGGAACTATTGGTGGTGTAACTTTCTCAACAACTGCACCTCTTTTGTTCCGTGTTGTAACACAGAAATATGCTAAGAGCATTGTTCAGTATGGTTCATACTCAACAGCTTCTTATCCTGGTACAAACACAGGTGGTGGTAACGGTGGTACATATTTTGATATTTGTACACCAAATGGTATAATCTATTTGGAAGTAGACTTACAAGTTCCAGCTTGTATTGCTTGTGGTCAATCAACTCCTGATGGATACTCAGGTACAACTTTCGAATCTGCAGTATCTGGTTCCTCAGCTAGTAACCCATTTATTGCTTATTTTAAGAGATATAAGGAACTTGAATTCGAAGACAAGATTGGTGAAGTTTCTTTCGACCTTGAGTCAGTAACAGTTTCTGTAACTGAAAGAAAGTTGAGAGCACAGTGGTCACCAGAACTTGCACAAGACGTTGCGGCATTCCACAACATCGACGCTGAGGCTGAATTAACGGCTTTATTGTCTGAACAAGTGGCAGCTGAAATCGACCGTGAAATCCTCCGTGACCTTCGTAAAGGTGCGGCTTGGACACTTCGTTGGGATTACAACGGTTGGAAGCGTCTGAACAACCAATCTACTCCTTACACTCAGAAGGACTGGAACCAAACTCTTATCACCGCAATCAACCAAATCTCTGCACAGATTCACAAATCTACGTTGAGAGGTGGAGCAAACTGGATTGTTGTATCATCTGAAATTTCAGCAATTTTTGATGACCTTCAATATTTCCACGTTTCTAACGCAGCTGCTGAGCAAGACCAGTATAACATGGGTATTGAAAGAGTAGGTACATTAGCAGGTCGTTACCAAGTGTATCGTGACCCTTACTTCCCACCAAACACTGTGTTGTTGGGTCACAAAGGTACGTCACTTCTTGACACTGGTTACATCTACGCACCATATGTACCACTTCAATTAACTCCAACTATGTACAACCCATTCAACTTTACACCTATCAAGGGTATTATGACTCGTTACGCTAAGAAAATGGTTAACAACCGTTTCTTCGGACGTATCATCGTTGACGGTGTACGTACATTTGATTTGAATGAATTGAGATAATCAATTTAATGAATAAATTAAAAAGGGGACTTAGGTCCCCTTTTTTATTGACCACCAATCACCCTTAGAGATTTTGAGATTGCTTCAGACTCCTCTAAACTATATGAACCTCTTCTGTATGCAATTTTAACCGCCTCAACTAAACAGTAAATTGCCTGTTCTTGTGTCATATTAGACAAAAACAAATTTAATTGTTCTTCGTTATAGTAAGTTATTGATTCAAAAAGAGCTCCTTTTGGTGTTAATTCTTCTAATTTTTGTTCCAATTCTTTTTGTAAATCTGCGTTTGTTTCCATCTAAAAGATATTTATAGAAAAATATAGTTATAAATCATGCCAAAACCAAATTTTTTAGAATTATATACCAAATATATTGGTGCTGAAAAATTAAATGAGGTTACAAGTTCAGGTATTGCTAGGGGTTCATATAAACCACCTATTAGACCGGGACTTACTTATTGGGACCCTGAAGATTTACAACCATTTGTTAATCCTATTTCCGATTATGTTGATGCCGAATTAAACTACGATTCACTTGACGGCCATATATCTACCCCGAAAAACAAAATTTCAAAAAAAGAAAGAATAGCAAAAGAAATACAAAATAATGATTTTAAACAGGATGCACCAGCTGAAGGTGATGATGAGTATACAAAGGCTCCTTTTAAAGTTTTAGTACCATCTTATAGAAAAAAAGGAGATAAGTCAGGAAAAAAACCAAGAATAAAAGACGAATCGCATTATTCGGCACCATTCACTAAAATTCATGAGTCTGATACTTCTATTTCTGCTGGTGAATATAGTGGACCAATTGAGGTAGGGATGAAAAAATGGAAAAAATCAGAGTTGGGAGCATATACTGAACAAGTTAAAAGTGAAATTAATAAGAAAAAAATTAAAAGTAAGTTAAAAAATAATATAAAAAGAACTGTTGGCATGTGGGAAAAGGGTCAAGACGGAACTTATAATATAGAAACAGAGGATACCCATACAATTAAAGAAGACCTTGCGGTTTGGTTTGGAACTAAGAAAAAACCAAAAG